CTGATGCGTGCCTTTGACTCACTCCTCGCGGGAGCACCCGATGCGGATTCAGCCGCAACGCTCGATCTCGCAATCCGCAAGGTCAGTCCTGATCTGCGGCCTGAACCTGAGACTACAACGGAGCCAGAGGCAGCCGATGATCGGCTCGTACCTCTCTCCGTTCGTGAGCGCCAGTTGGCACTTGCCAAGCTGGAACAGCAGATTCGCTAGGGCGCAGCACAAGGGCCTCACGGCACCACCGCTGGACGCACCACCGATGACGCAATCAACCCCAAACCAGATAGCGTAAGGAGTTAGACCAATGTCTGACATCACCAAGACGCTTCACGAGCAGTACCGCAACGACTGGGAAGAGGCTAAGTCTCTCCTCGCCGGCGCAGCTGACGCGAAGCGCGAACTTTCCGCAGAGGAAGAGGCTCGATGGACGAGCCTGAACGATTCAATGACCGCACGCAAGGCCAAGATGGATCAGGTTGCTGCCGCTGAAGAGCGCAGTGAGAAGATCGGCGCACTCGCAGAGCGCGCACTCAAGGTTGAGAATGCAGTCAAGGCTGACAACGACGGCGATGTCCTTCGGGCAATCGCCACGGGTGAGAAGCGCCGCGCTCAGTTTGAGATCCGCGCCCTCGCATCAGCAACCGCAACCGTCCCAGTCACATTCGCCGACTTCGTTGTCGTCGCGTTGACTGAGGGCAACCCGATCTACGACGGGGCGACGAAACTTCGCACGACCACGGGCGAGCAGATCACTCTGCCACGCGTGACGGCGAACCAGACCGCTGGATTCGTAACAGAGGGTTCAAGCATTTCACCAGCCGACCCAACGATCTCGTCAATCACCCTCTACGCAAACAAGATCGCTTCGTTGACGCTTTTGTCAAACGAACTTGTTCGTGACGCGGGCTTTGACATTCTTGGGACAGTTGGTCGCCAGGCGGGGGCACAGATCGCCTTCGTCGCTGGTTCAGCAATGACCCTCGGCACCGGCACGGTTCTTCCACAGGGCTTCGTCTCTGCGGCAACGGGCTTGAGCACGGCAGTAAAGGGAGGCACCGTCACGGCGACCTTCTTTGATGCGCTTGACCTGACGACCGTTCTGTACGCGCTCAATCCTTCGTACCGCAACACCAACACTGTTTGGCACGCGAGCACGACGGCAGTGAGCAAACTCCGCAAGTTGCAGGATCTCAACGGGCAGTTCGTCTTCCAGCCGGCTCTTGCCGCTGGGCAGCCTGACACCCTTATGGGATACCGCCTCAAGGAGAATGTGCATATGGCTGCGGTCGCTTCGGCGTCCAAGTCAGTTGCGATCATTCACGAGCCTTCGTACTATGTACGAGAACTCCCGATTGAAGTCGCTTCAAGCCAGGATTACCTGTTCAATACCAATCAGACTGCGCTTCGCACTCTGTACGGTGTTGACGGCAACATCCCAGACCTGAACGCAGTCAAGGTGCTCGTCTCGGCGACCACCTAAGATCTAACGGTTTAGATCAAACCCTCCCGTCGGGCTTCGGCTCGGCGGGAGGACAAACAACAGGAGGAGGCAGCACCGTGAGAATCGGTTGGACATCTAACGCGCCGTGGGCGCCCACGGGATACGGAACACAGACGAACGAGATCGTCCCGCGCCTTGCAGCCGATGGGCACAAGGTCGCGATAATGGCGAACTACGGCTTCGCTGGCTCCACGATGGAGTGGCGACCTGGCATCCCCGTGATGGGGCAAGGGCTGGACGCCTACAGCAATGACCTCACGCCCGCGCAGATCGGCAACTGGATCAACCAGACGACCGAGGATGGCGCAGGGCTGGGCATCTCTCTCTACGATGTCTGGGTCTACAAGTCGCAGCAATGGGACGAGATCCCGATGGCATCGTGGACGCCCGTTGACCACAGCGTCGTACCCGAAGAGGTCAAAGCGTGGTTCAACCGCAGAGGCAAAGGCAAGTGGGCCATCGCGATGAGTCGCTTCGGCGAGCGCGAGCTGCTCGATGCTGGCGTTGACCGCGATAGGGTTTTCTACGCGCCTCACAGCATTGACCTAAATATCTTCAAGCCAACGCCATCTAACATCCGCGCCGACCTCGGTATTCCGGCTGACGCGCACCTAACGATCTGCCCACAGGCGAACAAGGGCCTATCACCTATTCGTAAGGCCTGGCCGGAACTTCTCCTCGCTTGGGCGACCTTTGCCAATCGGCACAAAGATGCCTGGCTCTACCTCCACACTGAGATGTTCGGTCTCGCCAACGGCGTCAAGTTGGAGCGGCTGCTCAAGGCGGTCAATGCTCCGATGGATCGCATCCGCACTGTTCCGCAGTTCGCCTACCGGCAGGGGCTGGATCAGGCGGTGCTCGCGAAGTGCTACACGGCCTCGGATGTTCTTTTGCAGCCTAGCCGAGGGGAGGGCTTCGGACTCCCAGTTCTGGAGGCCCAAGCCTGCTCAACCCCAGGAGTGATTGTCACGAACTGGACGGCAATGCCCGAACTTGTGGGCGTCGGCTGGAAGGTCGGCGGTCAGCCTGAGTGGGATGAGTTGCAGACCGGCTGGTGGATGACCCCGAATGTGGACGAGATTGTAGATGCGCTGGAGCAGTCGTACGCGCTCAAGGCAGACACGGAGAAGGCGAAGGCTGCGTCCGAGGCGGCGGTTGCCTTTGCATCTAACTACAGCACCGAGAAGGTCTACGCCGAGAACTGGCGCCCGATCCTCAAGCAGATTGAGTCTGAGATTCCGAAGGCGAGCGGCCTGAACCGCGAACAGCGGCGAGCCGCCAAGCGCGGATGAGCGTCACGGTTGTCACGGCAACGCTGCCTGAGCGGGAGGAGTTGTTGCACCGAGCAGTGACCTCAGTGCGCTTGCAGACCTTGCTACCGCAGGCGCACCTTATCGGCACCGACTACCACAGGCGTGGTGGCGCCGCGATGAAGAATGACCTCTGCTTCGCCGCGCAGACCAAGTGGATCGCGCTGCTAGACGATGATGACTACCTCTATCCCAATCACCTATCGTCGCTCGTTGAGGCTGCGGAGCGTGACGGTTCTGACATCGCCTACTCCTACGATGACGGTGCAAGGATGTACCGCGTCGGCTTTGAGCCGAGCGCGCTGCGATCTGGCAGCATCGTCAGCCACAACGCCATCGTTCGCACCGCGCTCTTCAAGGAGTTGGGTGGCTTTGATCTCATCAAGGGCTATGACTGGCACTTCTGGGTCAAGGCGCTTGACCACGGCGCGAAGTTTACGCTCGTGCAAGAGGCGACTTGGTTCTACGATCTCAACAGCGAATGGAAGCACGAGAGCCAACCGTGATCGTCATCCTCGCCGCTGGCAAGGCATCACGGCTAGGCGGCACGAACAAACTGCTCGTTGAGGCGGCGGGGCTGCCGGTGCACGAGTGGCACAGGCGCGCGGCTGGCAAACAGCCGACCTACGCGGTGGTGAGGCCAGACGACGAGAAAGCGGTGCTCAGCGCCGCTCCCTGGCTGGCTGGGGTGATTCCCCACGATGAGGCAGACGGCCCGTCTGGGGCGCTCCTGAGTGCCTCTACGGCGCTTCCAGAGGGTGCGCTCACGGTGCTCTTCGCCGATACCCTGCTCCCGCAGGTGCCGACGCAGGAGGGCGACTGGGTTGGCGTGGCAACAGCGCCGTGGCGAATCTGGGACTACTACGACGCTTCCACGGAAGGCGGCTGGACGCGAGGCGTGCCCGAAGTGCTTGTATGCTGCGGCATCTACCGCTTCACGAACCGCGAGCTGCTCAACGATATCTGCTATGACCTCAAGCTCGGCTCAACCAATGAAGTGCATATGGCTGATGTTCTGAGGTCATACGCACCTCACCAGCCGCTCACCGAACTTATCGTGACCGGCTGGCAGGATGCTGGCGACCCTGACGCGCTCAAGCGCGTCCAACCAATCAAGGAGACCTGATGGCAATCACGAACGGCTACACCACTGGGAGCGCAGTCAAGCAGGCCCTCGGCATCATTGACGCCACTTCGGACACCGAGTTGGAACTTGTGATCGAGTCGGTCAGCCGACTGATTGACGACTACTGCGGGCGCTTCTTCTATCAGTCCGCTGCGAGCACCGCCTTCTACACGGCGCAGGACTACCTTGTGCAGCCGATTGACGACTTCGCCTCTGTCTCCGCGATCACCACGGATGGCGATGCCAATGGCACCTACAGCACCTCGTGGGTCATCAACACTGACTGCGCGCTCGCGCCATTCAACGCATCCACGACTGGGCGACCATTCACCGAGGTCATCGCGCTCACCGAAGGCGCAAACACCTTTCCTGTGGAGATCGTCAAGGCGGTCAAGATCGTTGGCACACGCGGCTGGCCCGCCGTGCCACGACCGATTGAGATGAGCTGCATCATCCAGAGCGGGCGTATCTTCAACCGACGCAACACCCCGTTCGGCATCGCATCGGCGCCTGAAGTGGGCCAGATGCGTCTGCTCGCGCGCCTTGACCCAGATGTGGAGCAGATGCTGCGCGCCTACCGCGTCGCAGCCCAGGCGGTCTAAATGGCGCTGGACACCTACGCCATCGGCACGGCGCTTGCCGCGAGGTTCTCTGCCGCCAACACGACGCCTCCGGCGGGCTACGACGAGGTGCGCCTGGCAACAGCCAACCCGCCAGATATGATCTCGGTCTTCCCATCCGTGGTCGTCTTCCCGCCTTCTACGACGGCAGAGTACGGCCCGAATCGTCTCGTGCGACAGATCCACCGCTTCCCTGTGCGCTTCTATGTGGCGAAGGGAATGGGCACGGATCGCGCGGTCAAGGCGCTCTATGCGTGGCGCGATGTGCTCGTAGATGGCGTGGTCAGCAATATGCAGCTCGGCTTGCCGAATGTCGTGGTGAAGGCACTCGTGCCGGATATCCGTATGGGAGAATCCGAGTACGGCGGCGAGATGTTCGCCGTGATCGAGATGCAGGTGGAAGTGACGACTCGCGAAGTGCTGAGCGCCATCGCCCCGTAATGGCACAGACATCGTTCAGCCTCAAGTACGAGACCGAGTTCACCGAGCGCTACGCCTCGCAGTTCTACGAAGGGCCTGTGAACAGCCTGCTTGAGGAGATGCGCGACGCCGCTGGTAAGGCAATGCGCGCCGTCATTCAACAGTTCTACATCACGAGTGGCGTCGGACGAAAGACCGGCAACCTCTACAAGTCCATCAACGCGAAGAAGATTCGCAGGCAGGCTGGCACCATTGGCGTCATCGCGGCGGCAATGGGCAAGGGCAGCAATCACCGCCACCTGATTGAGTACGGCACAAAGGGCCACCTCATCAGACCGCGCGGGCAGAACCTCCTGAAGATCGGGCTGGGCTATGCCCAACTGGTTGAGCACTCTGGCGCGCAGGCCAAACCGTTCGTCACGCCGTCAACAGGCACGGCACAGGAAGCAGGTCAGCAAGCGGCTGATGATGTTCTAGGCAAATACATCGAGCGGGCAAATGCCCTGTCCTCGGTAGAAGCAGCATAAGGAGTTCCGAATGGCAGTCAATCAGCTATACAAACTCGTTGGAGCGCTTGAATCAACGGCTGGTTCGGCTGCCTCCGCAACTCGCGTCCTCTACATCAACGAGGCGACTCCATCGCAGGAGATCACGAGCATCGCTACCACGACGCTTCGTGGCACCTTCTTTGAGACCCACGAGATCAACCCTGGCGTTGAGCGCAACGGCTTGAACATCTCAGGGCCAGTCCTCTACAGCCAAGTTCCGTTCTGGCTTGAGGGCAGCGTCAAGGGCGGCGTCACGCCGTCCGGCACCGTGGCTCCATACACCTGGACTTACAGTCCAAACAGCGGCACGGCGAACGCGCCGAAGACCTTCACGGCTGAGTGGGGCTGGCAAGATGGCGGCACCGTCATCCCAACCTACAAGTTGCCTGGTTGCTCGACCACCGAGCTGAGCATCTCCTATGTCAAGGACGAAGCCGTCACCTTCTCGGCGACGACCATCGCCGCAGGCACGGTGACGCTCGGCACGGCGTTCAGCGCAAGCCCAGCCGATACGACGCAGATCAGCGTGCTTGGCGTAGGCGCAGCCGTCTACATTGACGCGACGACGATCGGCTCAACCCAGGACACCTCGGTGCAAGAGGCGACCTTTACGCTCACGCGCGGACTTGTCCGACGCGAAGTGCTTGATGGCACCTCAGCAGCCGTGGATACGGTGGCTCCGGTTGCGCGACAAGCGCGACTTGAGATCGTCCGATACTTCACGAACCGCAACGAGCTTGATAAGTTCCTGCTCAAGAGCGAGCGAAAGATTCGCATTGATGTGACAGGGCCAACGCTCGGCCTGGGCACCTACGGGTTCCAGTTGGACTTCTACGGTGTGGCAGACACGCACGAGATCGCGGAAGTTGATGGCGTCATCGTGGCGAACATCACCTATCGCGGCATTGTGGACTCGTCCGCTTCAACGGACTTCTCCATTGTGGTAAAGAACAACCTCGCAACAATTTCCTAAGCAGGACAAGGAGGCAGAATGCTAAAGGCAAAGACGACCAAACTTGAGTTGACTGGCGATCTCGCTGGTCACTGGGTTGAGGTCAGAGAGTTTACTTGGGGCGAGATCAAGGCTATCCGCGCCGCAGACCTGAGCGAAGAAGAGAGTATGGACAAGATGCTTGCCCTGATCTCCTCGCACAATCTTGGCGTGGGTAGTCTTGACGACCTCCCGCTCAGCGCGATGACCTTGATTGCGTCTAAGATGCGCGACTGGATTGAGGAACTTACACTCCCAAAAGAGCAGGGCAGCAACTCCGCACAGCCCTCGCCAGAACAGCAATAAACCCAAACGCGAAAGCGCCGGTGCCGCTGGAGTACGCGCTCGATGCGCTGGCTCAGCGGTGGGGCGTCGCGCCGTGGGAACTGGAAGAGGCTCCTGGCGAGTGGGTGCTGCGTGGCTTGGAGTTTATGCGGATTGAATCGTCGGTGACGACGAGAAAGGCGGGTAAGCGTGGCTGAACGAACGACGACACTCGCCTTTATTCTCAAGGATTCAGCATCCAAAGGGATGCGAAGTCTCAATAAGACGGCACGCTCTCTTGAAAAGACCGCTGGCACGCTAAACGCACCATTCGCCGCAGCCGCGAAGGGCTTTGCCATTGCAGCGGCAGCCGCTATCGCCGTAGGCGGCGCAATGTTTGCAGCGGCGAAAGCCGCCGCCGAAGAGGACGCCTCAATCGCGCGGCTCAACGCCGCGATTACCGCCAACACCAAGCTCACCGATGAGCAGGCGAAGCAGATGGATGCGGCGATTGAGTCGCGTCAGAATCTTGCCTTCAGTGATGACGCCCTTCGTGATTCGCTCTCCCGCCTCGTGCCGCGCACGAAGGATGTCAGCAAAGCGATTGAACTTCAGGCGATTGCGATGGACTTCGCTCGCCTGCGCGAGATTGACCTCAGCACGGCATCCGATCTCGTCGGCAAGGTCTTTAGCGGCAACACCTCCATCCTAAGCCGCTACGGGTTCACGGTAGAGAAGGGCACGACGGCGACGCAGGCTCTGGCGATGATCCAGAAGGCCGCAGCCGGACAAGCCGAAGCCTACGGGCAGACCACGCAGGGTGCGCTTGAGAGCATCCAGATCTCCATTGACAACATCGTGGAAGCTATTGGGCGCGTCGTGCTGCCGATCTTGGCAGAGGTGCTGACCACCTTCCGCGACGAGATTATGCCGCGCATCAAGGAGTTCGGCATCGCCTTCGCCAACGCCTTCACGCAGGCGATTGACAAGCTGCGACCATTTATCACCACGATGGTCACGCAGGTCTTGCCTGCCATCATCGCCGTCGGCGGTGCCATCATCGGTACGCTCGTCAAAGCGCTCACCGAGGTTGGCAAGTTCATTGGCGACAATATCGGCTTGGTGTTGACGCTCGCGGGTGCGTACACCGCCTTTACTCTCGTGGTCAATATCGCCGCGATTGCGATGCGAGCCTATGCAGTTGTTATGGCGCTGGTCAACCTGACGATGAAGGACTTTGGCGGCCCAATCGTGGTCGCCATCGCGCTAATCGCCGCGCTCGTGGCTGGTCTCATTATCGCCTACAACTCAAGCGAAGAGTTCCGAAATGTTGTGAACGCCATCTTCAAGGCAATCCAGCCAGTGCTGAAGGTTCTTGCAGACCTTGGTCTCCTGATCGGCACGATCATCGTCCGAGCCTTCGGGCTTGCCATTAGCGTCGTTAGCGAACTCGCCAAAGTCCTCTGGGACGATGGCAACGGCCCGCTCGCGGTCGCGCTCAACGCCATCGGCAAGGTCTTTGAGATCATCACCACGCCGATCCGATTCTTCATCGGACTAGTCGAGGGCGCGATCCGCGTCGTGCAGACGCTGCTCAACCTTGCCAACAATCTGCCGTTCATCGGAGGCTTCTTGCCAGCCCAAGGCACGCGCACCAAGCGCGAGACTGGGCGAGCTGCGGGCGGCCCCGTCACCGGCGGTCAGCAATATATGGTCGGCGAGCGAGGGCCTGAACTCTTCGTGCCGAATCAGTCAGGCAGCATCGTGCCAAACAACTCCCTCGGTGGTCAGATCAATGTGACCGTCCAGGCTGGTGCCTTCCTCGGCTCCTCCGACGATGCCCGCGAGTTCGCTCGCCGCATCTACGGCGCGCTGAATGACGAAGCCAAGCGCCGAGGCACGGTACTCGGAGGTGCTCGATGAGCGTCAGCCAGCCCACCCTATCCTCTGGCGCGACGACGATCACCCTGCCGTACCCTGTCCGCACCAACGCGGTCAAGCTGGAATACAGCACGGTCGGCGGCAGCCGCCTCACCGTCAACGGTTCAATCCGTACTTGGTCGGTCGGATATCGTTTCTCCTACTCGCTCGCCTTTGAGTACGAGGATGTCACGACCTACGACGCGCTCGTCGCGCTTTACTGGGCGAATGTCAGCAACCAGACCACCACGACCTTCACTTGGACGGGCGGCCCGTTCACGCCAGCACAACCTGGGGTCACCGTCCGCATTGACTCAATCAGCGATCTGGTGACCGTCTACCCCGATGTGACGAAGGGCGATTACCAGATTACGCTCGTTGAGGTTGACGCCCGCACAACCTAAGGAGGCATCGTGGCACTAAGCGCAAACCTGATCGCCGCGATTGCCGACAAGCAGCATCGTCCAGTCATCAAGCTGGAGATTGACTGGGACGGCGATGGCGTCTTTGACGACGAGACCGGCTATGTGCTTGACGCGGTTGGCATTGAGTCCTTTGACCCCGACACAGGCTCGCTCCAGCCAGGCGAATGCAACCTGACGCTGGACAATCTCAATCAGCGCTTCAGCGCTGAGAACGAGAACAGCCCGATCTACGCCTACCTTCAGGGTGCATTCCTGACCACGAAGGCGAAGGTCAGCCTCGGCTACTTCTACAACGGCGCAGCGCAGACGCGCACGCTCGGCACCTACATCGTGCGCTCTGTCGTGCCGCGTGAGCAGGCGCGAGTGGCGCAGATGCGCCTGCTTGACATCTCCGCGCGGTTCGCCACCGTGCCAACCTACTACGGCCCTCGTGCCAATGTGTCGCTGAGCACGGTCTTCACCGCGTTCGCAGACAAGGCGGGGCTTGGCACGGCATCCTACGCAGCCGTTGGCACCGCCTTCGGCACCGCGCAGTTCGCAGCGGCGACTGGCGAACCACTAGGCGCTGAACTCGGACTGCTTGCTATCGCCGAGGGCGGGCGCGTTTTCGTCAACGAGGACGGCGTGCTGACCTTCAACGATCGCACGACCCACCAGGCTGCGCTTCAAGCACCGCTCATCACGCTGGATAAGGATTCCTATCCGTTTGAGATCAGCATCCTCCGCAACACCGAGACGGCGATCAACCGCGCGCTGCTCGAGTACGAGGATCGCGCCTCGGCGGTCAGCGATGAGACGGTCTTTCAGATCACGACGCCGATCACGATCCCAGCCGCAGGCTCTGCCAATGGCTTCTTCGTGCCTGGCGAGCTCACCCTGAGCATTGAGGCGCAGGACAAGACGCGCTGGATTGACTACACGCCCGTCACTTGGGCGTCGGTTGGAACGGCTGGGGGGAATAACCCCAGTGCTGCTACGGCGGCCTCTGCGCCCACAGGCGGGACAGTGATCCCGATGGTGCAGGGCGACCCTCCTAGCCTCGTCTCGCTAGACGGCAACCTCTACTACGAACTCACGGTCGGCGGCACGGCAACCGGCGACGGCAACCGCGCCAGCGTGACCTTCAAGAATATGGCGGCGGCGACCGCGATCTATGTGCAGACTTTCACGCTGATCGGCAAGCCAGCGCGACTCTCCTCGCTCTACGCGACGCAGGCAGATGACATTGACGGGCAGGAGCTGCTCGGCGGTCAGGTCTTGCCGCTCAGCCTGAAGAATCCGTATCTTCCGAGCACGGACAAGGCGTACACGCGGGCGCTTGATCTGCTCTACTTTCGCAGCGTCCGCCGCATCCGCATTTCGTTGGACTCTGCGCCAGGCGTACCGCTCAAGGCGGGCGAGGTCTTCGGCGTGCTGGATGCGACCAAGAGCAAGAGCTTCTTGCAGCAAGTGGCGACGATCAACTGGAGTTTCAACGCGCAGAGCGGCTACGAGTGCAGCATCGAGGGCTTGCCCGCGCTGCCAGGGCCGCTGCAACTACAGCTCGGCGATGTCATTGCAACGCCGACCGATGTCATCACGACGGCACTCAACGAAGGGCCGTGGTACTGGGCGCCAGCGGGTGCAGGAGATAGCGCGCTCACTTGGGACAACAGCCTGTGGGGGCCATTGTCATCGCCGACGCCAGTTGGTGATGCAGTGGGAGCCGTCACTGATACAATCACGACAAGCGTAGTCCAAGTCCTTACCTGGAACTCTGGGTATTGGGATGTGAATCCGTGGGGTTGATAAATGTTTGATTCTATTTGGAAGCCAACAGGGGTCGTGACGGTACGACTGACGCGAGCCGACGGCTCGTTGATCACCGAGCAGGTGCAGCCGAACACCTTCACGCTCGCGGGGGCAACCCGCATCGCGGCGAAGCTCGCTGGCGAGGCTGGCACGCTGACCTCCACCGACATCCAATCCTCCTCTGGCGGCACGAGGATCTACGACTTTGACTCCACCGCTGGCTTCAGCGGCACAGCGACGCTTGAGACGACGATCTACCGGCAGGGTGCTGGCGCGTTCAAGATCGAGGCTGCGGCCTCTGGCACGCAGTATGTCTACGACGCCACCACGGTCACCTCGTCCACGGCGGTCTCAGGCTCGTCCATTGAGGTCAGCCTGCGCTTCACGACGCTCGCCAATGTGAACAAGCCGAGCACCGAGCTGCGGATCTTCACGGGCGGCAACTCGTCTAACTACTACGGGATCAGCGTGACAAGCATCGAGTCTGCGCTCGGCGCATTCGCCGACGCGACCTGGAAGGTCTGCCGCATCCCGATCTCGTCCTTCAATATCACGGGCGGCGCACCGTCCTTCAACGCCGTCACCGGCATCGGCCTGAACCTCGTGGCTGGCACGGCTGGCACCGCGACCGCGTACATCGACAACGCCTTCGTGGTCAACGGCAACAACGACATCACGGCGTCAGCCTCATCCGTCCCTGCGGTCTACGACACGCAGACGGTGACGGCAAGCCGCGTCACCCGCACGGTCACCTCCACGGCAACCTGGGGGCTGAACACGGCGGTCGGCGAGACCTTCTACATCTTCGGACTTCGGGATCACGGCACGAATCTGCTCGCGATCACGGGGTACGGGGCTGGATCAGGAATCTACAAGGAACCTAACAGCATCCTCACGGTCAGTTGGGCGCTGACCACAACAGCCTAAAGGAGGCTTAGATGGCAAACAGCGGTACGGTCACGGCAGGCAGCGCAGCGCTGGCCTCCCAATACAACAATCTTCGCGACGATGTGCTCAACATCACGACAGGGCACACGCATACTGGCGCGTCCGAGAACGGCGCGAAGGTCGCAGCGACTGGCGTCTCGTCTGGCACGGCTGCGCTCAACGCGGTCTTGACGGCTGACGGCTCAGGCGGCGCATCGTTCTTGGCACTTGCAGCCGCTGGTGCGGATGTGCAGGAGTTCACGACGAGCGGCTCGTGGGTCAAGCCTGCGGGTAAGACTGCAGTCTATGTGCTTGCCATTGGCGGTGGTGGCGGCGGTGCGTCTGGCAACTGTGCACAGACCACTGCTGAAGGTGGGGTTGGCGGCAACGGCGGCAACACCGTTGCCCGTTGGATCCTCGCCTCATCTCTTGCTGGAACAGTCGCCGTGACAATCGGCGCTGGCGGCGCAGGCGGTACTTCTTTGGCGGCAAGCAGCAGTTTTGATCGCACCGGAGTAGAGGGCGCAACTGGAGGTCAGACAAGCCTCGGGACAGCCGTGGTTGCGACAGGGGGCTATGGTGGCTACCCAAACGACCCGAATGTTGAAGGTAGCAACCTCAAGCAATACATTCCAACAGGCTCACCAACCGTCTGGGGAGCGCAGCAATCCTCACAAACATCTGCTGCTGGAACTTCCGTCGCTACCGTTTCTCCGTACACTGCGACGGCTGCAAACTACGGTTTGCAGATCACGGGAAATATCGGTGGCATTGGTAAAGGGCGGGCAAGCCTTGATACATTCTGGGGGACTGCTGGTGGCGGTGGCGGCGGCAGCAATGGGAGTAGCAACCAACACGGCGGCGCTGCGGGTAGAGGCTTCGGCATCCGCTTGGTACCTGCCGCCGCTGGCGGCACAGGAAATATTACTCCAGGTGGCGTAGGAGAAAACGGCGGGACTGTTGGCATCGGCAACGGCGGCGCTGGCGGCGGCGGGAAAAGTGATACTGGTGGCGGCACGGCTGGCACTGGCGGCAACGGCTATCTTGGCGGCGGCGGCGGTGGTGGCGGCGGTGCTGCACACGGAAATACACGCTCTGTCCGCGCTGGCAACGGCGGCGCCGGCGGCGGCGGCTATATGCTCGTCATCTCAGTGTAAGGAGAACCAATGAACACCTATCTTGTAATCAAAGACAACACGGTCATCAACACGGTTCTTTGGGACGGCGAGTCCGACTGGGCTGCGCCTGAAGGCACGACCGTACAAATCGCGCCAGATGATGTTCCAATCAACATTGGCTGGACAAAGAGCGGCAGCAACTGGATCGCTCCAGAACCTCCCGCACTTCCAGAGCCAGAACCTGAAGACCCGAACAAGGTCAGCGCACGAGCCAAACTCGCTGCGCTTGGTCTGACTGAAGACGAGATCACCGCGCTCCTCGGAGCGTAAGGTGACCAAGAGCCAAGTTGACGCGATCCTAGAACGGCTTGATCGGATTGAAGCCGACCTTGCCTGCGTGCGCGTTGAGATGGCAGAGACACGAGGAGCCTACCGATTGGCGAAGTTCGTCATCGCGCTCCTCGGATTGAGCGGGCTGGGAGGCCTGACAGCCTGGCTATCTAATAGCAAGTGAACCGCCGTCTTGTCGCACTGGTTGCGGCGGCGGCGGTTTTCTTGCCGTTCGCCTCTGTCTACGCGCTCGACAGCGCCGACGAGTGGGATCAACAGGTTGATTCCAACGGCACGATCACGCTGACCGAGGGCACGATCCTGATTCAAGGCAGCAACAATGCTGGCCCTGGCTATCCGTGGCAGAACACGGTGACCGGCTTGACGACCGATTCTTCTATTGGCGAGACGGTCTCTTTCGGCTGGGCGTACTGGACGACCGATGGCGCCTACTACGATCAAGCGCAGATGCTGCTCAACGAGAGTTGGGTTGACCTTGCGATCTGGAATCAGGGCGGCTACGACCCCAAGCAACAGAGCGGCACCCAAGAGGTCTATGTCACCGCAGGCGGCATCTTCGGATTCCGCATCCTGAGCGTGGACTCTTGTTGCGGGGCGGGCTTCTTGCAGATCAACAATACGACCTGGGTCGTAGGCAGCCCTGCGCCGTCTCCTACGCCGACCCCTGAGCCGACCCCGACACCTACGCCAGAACCGAGCGTAGAGCCGTCTCCGTCGCCTACAGAGGCACCTACGCCCGAGCCTAGCCCTACCCCTGAGCCAACGCCAGAACCTACGCCAGAGCCAACCCCGCAGCCAACACCTGAGCCGTCGCCGGAGCCGTCGCCTGAGCCAACGCCAGAGCCGACCCCAGAGCTGACGCCAGCGCCAAGCGAGGAGCCAACAAATGAACCAACACCTGATCCAACGGCAGAGCCGTCTGCCGAACCCAGCCCGTCGCCCGAACCCACGGAAGAGCCTGAAGACTCTCCTGATCCCTCTCCTGATCCCACTGATGTACCTAGTCCTGAACCCGAATCCGTTCTGCCAGACCTAGGCGAGGTTGCCGAAGCGGTCGCTGAGGCGGTAGGGGCCGTCTTTGAGGCTGCAGGCGAGAGCGTGCAAGCCCTCGCGGATGGACTGGGCGACATCGCCGCAATCGGCGAGATCGGCAAAGACCTCGACGCAACTGAAAAAGAAGAAGCGCAACCGATGGCGGTCGCCGTCATCTCCAGCCAGATCGCCAGCGTCGCAGCTGCGGCAGCCAATGCCGCACGCAGCACGACTGGCGGATCAAGCGGCGGAGGTGGTGGCGGTGGAGGCGGCGAGAGCAAGGGAGCGCGTAGCAGAAAGGGTCGCCGCTAATGATCAAGAACATCATCCTTGACCTAATCGGAGGAGCCTGGACGATTCTAGGACTCCTCTTCGCCGTGGTCGTGCTCCCAGAGGGTCAGACCCAGAGCACGATGGCGGCACTATTCATCCTGTTGACAATCGCGTGGATTGCCACAGGGCCACTACGATGGAGGGACTAATGGCACGCACCGAAGATCACATTGACGACATCCACGAGCAGGGCTGGACTCGCGTGGAGACAGCGCCAAACGAATGGGTTGCCCTCGTTCCGAATGAGGACAACAGCGCCTTCGGCGGCACGCTCTGGAAGCGCTCCGAGGATGGCATTGACTACAGCGAAGGCTGCACGGCGGGGCATCCTGTCAGCGCCGCGCTGGGCTTTGAAGAGGCGGCTCGTGCCGTCGCCGTGATCGTGAAGGCAGAGAATCCCGCGTGAAGATGCGGATCAAGTCGCAGCTCTACTCAGACGCCGAGGCGCAGAAGAAGACTGGCGCGGTGCTCGATGACTGCGGCCCGAGCAGCGCGGCTGCGGCGGTCGCCTATGTCAACGGCTACAGCCCTGACCTCCAGGCATCCGACGGCGTAGCAGCGAAGGCGCGTGCCACCGGCTTCGTAGAGAAGCAGGGCGTGAGCGACAACGGCTCCAGCCTCGCTGACTTGATGAAGACCGTGCGCGAGCTAGGCGGCAAGGCGCGCCCAGCCGATACCTTCGCCGAGGCGGTGGAGGCGGCTAAGGCGGGCGCAGCCCTGATCGTCTGGGTGCAGGCACCAATCGGCTACCCGAAGCAGGCGCTCTCTAAGTGGCACCGCAACTGGGCGTCGTACTGGCAAAAGAAAGACCCGAAGGTGATCGCCGCAGGCTACGGGCATATGACCTCGGCATCCTACGATGCTGACGCCAAGACCTTCCAGTTCGCCGACCCTACCTTTGACGACAAGAATCCAAAGGAGCAGTTCGCCGTGCCGATCACGGAGGCTGACCTCAAGGCCATCGCATCGGGCAAGCCAGGCTCGCCCGCATCGCATATCGTCATCGTGACGAAGAAGGAGAACCTATGAGCAAGTTCACAGCATTCCTCGCAACGACCTCGGTAGACGAGGCGATCGTTGACTTCCTCCGCACCGGCTTGAGCACGGCAATCGCCGTGAGCCTCGGCTTGGGCATCCCGCTCCTCGACATCTCTGGCGGCGACTTCCGCACGGTGCTCAGCGCCGCGCTCGCCGCAGGGCTTCAGGTGCTCCAGACCTACCTTGACCCGTCCAACGACCGCTACGGTCTCACGACGAAGCCCAAGAAGTAGTGCCAGACACTTGGCATAGGTAAGGCTGTATGTTGGTGATCGCGGCACAAGCCGCTCGTGGAAGGAGGCAATCACCGTGTCTAAACTCGCGGCTGCTCTTGAAGCAGTCTCAGCAACGAAGAAGGGGCCGCAGTGCTCAGTCGCTGCGCTTCTCTCCCGTGTGGATCAAGGCGAGCGAAGCGCGCTGGTGGCAGCGCTTGCAGATCCGACACGCAACCGGCGCGTCCTCTCCGAAGCGATCAGGAGCGCCTACCGCGTAGAGATCGCCCAGGAGACGCTGGCGCGGCATATGCGACGCCACTGTAAGTGCCCACGATGAGCGACCTAGAGAAAGCCCTCACCGAGACGCAGGCATACGAAGAGCTGCGAGCGGCGCACAACCGTGCGCTCCGCAGCCTCTCCAAGCGCGACAACGATCAGGCTGAACTCGTGGACGCGGTCTACCGCGCCGCGAAGGATGCCGCACTGGGGATGAAGATCCCCGCCGTGCCGACCCCGAAGCCGTCTGGCAAGAAGGGCGTCGCGGAGACCCTGACGATCCTGCTCGGCGACTGGCAGCTCGGCAAGAACTCAGAGACCTACAACATCGAGGTGGCGAAGCAGCGCATTGACCTGCTCGCCCAGAAAGTCGCGCGGCTCATTGAGTTGCACGGCGTGCCGGTCAACGAGATCCAATGCGCGCTGCTCGGCGACTTCGTGGAGTCCGACGGCAACATCTTCCCAAGCCAAGCCTACGAGGTGGAGCAGGGCGGCCTGTATGTCCAGATCTTTGAGGGCGCATCTATGCTCGCGCAGTTCGTGCGCGCGATGTCGGCGCTCGCGCCGAAGGTCATCGTTCGCGGTGCCATTGGCAACCACGGTCGGCTCGGACGCTTCGGCGATCACAGCAACGAGAGCAACGCTGACGCGATCCTGTATCGCGTGGCGAAGGATCTCGTGAAGGCAGAGAAGCGGATTGAGTGGAAAGAGTCGCTCACGATGGGCGGTCGCCACTGGTACGACACGATGACACTGCCAGGCGGCAAGACAGCGATGCTCGTCCACGGCGATCAGTTCCGAGGTGGCGCATTCGGTCTGCCGTACTACGCCATCGCCAAGCGCTCACAGGGCTGGAACCTGAGCGTTCAGCCATTTGACTTCCTGTTCTACGGACACTGGCACACGCCAGCGCGACTCGTCTTGAGCGACGGCGCGCACACGGTATGGGGCAACGCCAGCATTGAGTCGTCCAATCGCTACGCGCAGGAGTGGCTCGCAGCATCTGGCACGCCAGCGCAGTGGGCTATCTTCTTCGGCAAGGACGGCCCGACGGCTGAGTATCTGGTGCGGCTTGATGGTCACAGTCGCAAAGCGCCGTGATCCGCAGACCTGCGATGTCTGCGAGGAGCCGTCCGAAAAGGTCTACGCCTTCGGCGAGCTGATCCTCGGACTCGACCTCCGCACCGGTGATCAGATCGTCAACGAGCACTGCATCTGCTCTGGCTGCCTCCAGGTCTTGATTGACCTCGTGCTCCACGATCAGATCCCTCCCGATTGACTACGCCTCTGCCTTCGGGCAGGGGTCTAGGGCTGGAGGTGGCTGGGCGCGAGCCTCCCGCTGCCTGACCTCCTCCAGCCCGCCACACCCCTGTGTAGGGGTGTTGACAGCGGGGAGGGTACAGGCGTATCTTTACCCCACGAGGAGGGAAGACAGCCCTCCCGAAGTTCTAGGAGGTTCAAGTGAACAAGGGAACGATCAAGTTTGAGAGCAAGACCAGCGAATCGTTGAGTTGCACCTGCGGCAACGATGTGATGGACTCAGGCTTTGACACGCTGGAGCCGAGGTTCAAGAACGACCTGCGCTATGTCTGCAACTCCTGCGGCGCGTCGGCGCTCGTGGACTTTGCAGAGCGTGTCGTTCTAAATGAGATGCCGCAGGCGGTGCGCTGATGCTTGACCGATTCTGGAACAGCAAGTTCGCACTCGTGGGAATCCTGGCGTTCTATGCAGCGCTGGGTTGGATGGTAGCGATGGAGGTGACCAAGTGAGCGCAGAGTTTGATGATCTCTTTGTGGTGATCGGCAGGGACGCCAAGACGAACGCAAAGATCAAGAAGGCACTCGTCGCCAAGATCGCCAACGAGTCGGATGGGCCATACAAGCCGCGCGTCAAGCGCAAGACAAAGAAGGAGGCAAAGTGAAACTGAACCGAAAGACGCAGCCACTGGTCTACACGCGAGTGGCACTCAAGTCGCCGACCGATGTTGCACGCCAGCGCGAAGAGCAGGATGCCCTGCTGCGCGATGTCGTGTTGATCGCGTACGGCTTGGGGTTCGTGGTGTTCCTGTTCTTGGTCATCGGCTGATGCCTGTCTACGAGTATCGCTGCGGTGAATGTGGTGCGCGTGAAGAACACACGCACTCGATCAACAACTCCTACACGCCGCGCTGTGAGAAGTGCGGCCGCTGGATGCAGTTGCTCTACACGCCAGCCGCAGCGGTGTTCATTGGAGAGGGCTGGGCAAAGAAAGACCGGCAAAAGAAGGAGGGCAAATGATCAAGTGGGAGTGCAGCCTTTGCTGGAAAAAGGTGGAGACAGAGGTCAAGCCACCGCTGATTCAGCGGCTGTGCAAGCCGTGCAAGGTTCGGCACTACACGACGCTCGTTGCGATCTATAAGCCGCTGGGTGGCTTCAGACTTGAAGAGGCGAGGGGCCTGCTGAAAGCAGCTAAGGAGGAGGCAAAGTGAGCAAGCAATGGGAGTTCGTCAAGGCAGAGCAGCGCAGTCCTGAGTGGTTCGCACTCAGAAAGGACGGCATCACGGCGACGGAGGCGGCGGTCATCGCCGGTCTCTCGCCGTACAAAACTCCCTATCAACTGTGGGCAGAGAAGATCGGTCGCTACCAGCCAGAGCCGGTCGGCGCAGCCGCAGTGCGTGGGCTGCTCCTTGAATCAACAGTCGCCACCTTCTACGAGATGGAGACTGGCAAGAAGTTGAAGCGCAGCAACGGCATCGTTCGGATCAAGGACATCCCGTGGGCGATGGCGTCGCTGGATCGCACCATCGTCGGCGAGGACGGCTTGGTGGAGATCAAGACCAGCACCTCACCGCGCTGGAGCCTGCACCCTGTGCCGCCAGAGGTGGTCGCGCAGGTGCAGTGGCAGATGTTCGTGACGCAAGCACCGTGGGTAGATGTCGCGGTGCTGCTCGGCGGCTTGGTGTTCCGCATCGAGCGGGTTGAGGCGAGCCTAGAGATGCAGACGAGCCTGTACCGCAAGGCGGTGGAGTTCCGCAGCCTGATCGCAACCCAGACGCCGCCACCCTTGCAGGGCGAGGACAGCGACGCGCTGGCATCGGTCACGCCGTGGAACGGACTGGATGAGTTGGCGCAGGCGAACGATGGCATCGAGCGCGTGGCTGCGCTCTACGCCGAGAAGCAGTACGAGTCCAAGTTGCTGGATCAGGAGTTGCAGAACCTCGCCATCTCGCTCAAGGAGGCGATTGGCGAGAAGGCAGGCGTCTACGGCGAGGGCTGGCAGGCGACTTGGAAGCAGAACAAGCCGACCGTCAAGACGGATTGGGAGGCGGTGGCAGAGGTCGCGAAGGCGGTCGCGCCAGAAACCTACGAGTTGGCGCTCAAGACGCACACCGTAGAAAAGCCTGGGGCACGGGTCTTCAGGTTCAAGACAGAGGAGGTGGACAAGTGAGCCGTTGGAATCCGATGCCGCCAGAAGAGAACAAGGCGCGGATAAGGGCGCGGCAGGCTGAGTACCGCGCGCGACCAGAGGTCAAGGCGCGGATAAGGGCGCAAAGGAAGGCTCATTGGGCTGAATACTGCACACGGCCAGAGGTCAAAGCGAGAAGAAGGGCCTATATGGTTGAATACTACGGACAAGAAGAGAACAGCGCGCGTAGGAAGGCCAACGTTTACGGACTCGCCGTTGAAGAACATCAAGCCTTGCTTGCGGCTGGCTGTATGGCGAAAGTCCTGAGGTCTGGTGACCGCTGCTCTGGCCCAATCAACATTGATCACAATCATTCGTGCTGTGCTGGTAATCGCAGTTGTGGAAGATGCGTGAGGGGCGCGCTTTGCAGCAAGCACAACACAAGCCTCGGAGGTTACGAACTATCAATCTCGTGGGCCGGCAAGTACCTAGCAAGGCATCAAGCGAATCAAGAAGGAGGAAGATCGTGAGCAAGCAAATCGCAGCGGCGCTGGCAGCGCCATTTGACGCAAAGGATCTCAAGACACGCCCTGGGCGGTCAGGGATGACCTACACCTACGCGGATGTACGGGCCATTGACACGAGGCTCGATGAGGTCTTCGGCACGATGGGATGGTCATTCTCGTGGGATGTCGTTGACGCGGCGAATGCGGTCGTTCGTGGTCGGCTCATCGTCAGCTATGAGGGTCAGACGAAGACAATCGAGGAGGCTGGGTATCCGAATGCTGCCGGTCGTGATGAGGAGCCACTGAAGTCAAGCGTGACCGATAGTCGCAGGAGGGCAGCCGCCGCACTCGGCATCGGCAGGAGCCTCTATAGCCCAGAGAGGGGTCAAGCCCCAGCACGCGCGGCAGCGCCCGTCTCCGTGGCTCCAGCACCGAAATCCGAAGGGTTCACAGGTGCGACGGATGACCAGATCCTCGCGGCGAAGGCAGCGATGCTCTTCGCGCAGGGCGTGACCGATGATGCCTGCTCGCACGGCGAGGCGTGGCAACTCAAGCCAGGCGGCGTGAGTAAGGCGAGCGGCAAGCCGTACAACGCATTCTGGGCTGCAAGCCACAAGGCGCCTGACGGCTCGTTCTGCAAGGACAAGCCAAGCCAGCAGTGGGTCGCCTCGCGAAGCGCTCCTGCGCCGAAGCCAGCGCTCGTGCCTGAGGAAGACCTCAGCGACTTGCCGTTCTAGACATCTACGGCGGGTTGGGCGACTGTCTCGCTCAGCCCGCCACAACAGACGGAGGCACAAATGGCGTGGATCAAGAAGGACACTCGGACACTGAAAGACCCGAAGATCGTGGAGCTGCTCGCCCAGGCAAAGGGCGCGGAAGCCTATGTGCTCTGGGATGCGGCGCTCTTTGAGGCGTACCATCAGACCCCGAAGGGCGAGTTCGCGAATGAGGCGCACCTCAAGGCGTGCGTCGCCGGCGTAGCAGACATCAAGCACCTGAAGCGGCTCTTGGCCCTCGGACTGCTCACGAGAGGCGAGGGCGGCTCGATCATCGTGACGAACTGGGGAAAGCATCAAGCTGACCCTACGGCGGCAGCAAGAAAAGAACGCTTCAAGAACGCACACGGAACGGACTTGGAACGAAATCAGAACGCTCTAGAGAAGAATAGAACAGAACAGATAGAGAATAGACTCTCTTACTCTAAGAGCGGAATGGCGAGTATTGGCGAGATTCTGGCACGAGGAGGCAAGAAATGACAGAGAAAGAACTCTTTGACTACCTGAAAATGACGACCATTGAGAACATTGAGCTGATGGAGTACGGCTTCAGCAACTGGGATTGTCTTGCCTGGTACGACACGCCGGTGGGCAGGGTGGACTTCGTACTGGAACTCAAGTGCCGAGAGGCCCACTACTCCGAGATGCTCATTGAGCAGGCGAAGTACGACTGGCTGATCGAGGAGGCTGGGCGGCGCTCAGGGCGCCCTGCGTACATCAACAGCACGCCAGCGGGCATCTTCGCTTGGGATCTCTACCGCGTGAAGGAGCCGATCTGGACGCCCAAGATGCTCCCAGCAACCACGGCGTTTGAGCACACCGAGGAGATCGCGAAGGTGGTCGGCTTCCTGCCGATCTCCGAAGCACGGGTGCTCGGATGACAGGGGCGCAGATCGAGCTGATCGAGGTGATCCGCGCCTTCGTCAAGGAGCACGGCTATGCGCCGACCGTGCGTGAGATCGCCGAGCTGATGGACATTGGGCACGGCACGGCCCAGAGGCTGCTTCAAGATCTTGCGGATAGTGGCAAGATTGACAAGCGCGAGAGGGTAGCGCGTGGCTACCGCATAAGGGGGATGTGAGATGACATTGACCGACCTGAACCAATGGGCCGTGATGTGCGGCTACGAATACAAAGAGCTGCTCAAGACCGAGCAGGAGACCTGGGTGGTCGTGATCGCTGACCGCGATGGTGGCGAGATCACCTGCGAAGCAGATACGCTGGAGGATGCCGTGAAGGGTATGATCCACCGGCTGAGCGCAATGCTGGAAGGGGGACAACACAATGGCGGCAAAGAAGGCACCTGCGAAGATTGCGGCAACTAAGGGCAACACAGGGCGCTGGGCAGCCGTGCCCTGCTACCTCTGCTCAGGGATGATCGCGGAACTCAAGCAGTCGCTCCGCGTGCGGCGCGTGGACTATGCCGGTGGCGGCAAGTCCTACTCGTGGGCGCACCGTGGGTGCTGGAAGTGAGCAAACACAGCGAGTTGGACATTGACCGTCAGAACGCTGAGCGCAGTCGCCGAGGCCGCACGGCACGCGCACGAGGCAACGCCTTTGAGCGTGAGGTCGCCAAGCGACTCGGCGCAGCTCGCGTCGGACAGTTCGGCGGCAAGCAGGATGTCGCGAACGACTGGATCGCCGTGCAGTGCAAGGTGGGCAAGTCCTACCCTGAACGGCTGGACGGCTGGCTTCGCAGCGTGCCTGTCAAGAGCGATCAGATCGCAGCCCTCGTGGTTGGAGATTCCCCTGGCGCGGGGGCTAGGCGTAGGACGATGATTGTCCTAGACTTGGACGACTTCATCGCGTGGTTTGGGAAGGAGCACAATGGCAAAGAAGAAGCCAGATCGGATTGAGGATCGCGTCCTTTCGCTGATCGTGCATCGCTCGCAGGTGCTCGGCATCCTCGGCGACACGGAGTACGCCATCGGCTACCTCGATGGCGTGACGAAGGCGATCCAGATCGTCAGCGGGCTTGGGCCGATTGAGAAGGCGATCCTGACGACAAAGATTGAGACCCGCGAGCAGTGAGACAAGCGGTGTGGCTCTGGGCGCTCACGCTGCTCATCACCGCTGCCATCATCCTTGCATTCCCGACCGCACCGAGCGCACCGCAGCTCGGCGATTCGTTGAAGCCAGAGCCTACGCCGGTCGCAACGCCGCTCATACTCTCCTTGAAGGGCAAGGCAACCTGGTACGACGCGACGAAGAACAATGCGTGGTACACGCTAGGCGACAAGCCGACGCTCTTCTACGCAGCGGCGGGGCCAGCCCTGCGCGCACTCAAGGACTTCAGGTGGGGCAAGCAGCCGTATCGCATCATCGTGGAGAACCTCAAGAACGGCAAGGCGATCGTGGCGTGGGTAGTGGATTGGTGTCAATGCCGAGGACAGACAGGCAACGAGAAACTGGTGGATCTATCGCCCGCCGCGTTCGTCGCGCTCGGCGTACCGCTCGGAAATGGAGTGCAGAGAGTTAGAGTCACAGTCCTGCCATAGCAGGAGAGGGAGGCGTTCGTGATCCAGATCCGCAGCGTAAACGGGGCGCACCTAAAGCGCGTGCTCAGCCTGAACTATCCGTCGGTCTACGCCGTTGCGATCCCGCAGATGGCGCGCGCACTTGGCATCAGCAAGCGCACGCTCTACGCCTACATTCAAGAGGAGCGCCGCGTGCCTGAGTATGTTGAGGAGCGGATCATCAACCTCTGGGGCGAGATCCCGCAGAGCGGCTGGCGCATCGTTGAGTCGCTCAAGCCGCACACGATCACACCGCCACCCGATCCGCGCCTCCCTGAAGCGCAGGCGATTGACCTGGAGGTCAGCGCCGATGCCAACTGGACGGAGATCGCCCAGGCCAGCGTCACGGCGGTTGCCGACAAGCTGCACGGGCACACGATGGGCGAGTGGGTCGGTCACCCTGAGATGCTGGATGTGGACGGCAAGCCGCTTGATCTTGTCGCTGAATGCCGACGCTGCGGGATGATCGTGGCGATTGACGCTGGGCTGCGTGAGGTCAACGGCTTCGCGTGGCGGGCATTCTGCGGCTCCAACAACCTCTGGCGAGGGGCACGATGATGCGCCTAGACAGCCTGCTCGCCTGGTTCAACGAGCACCAAGACAGCCTACCCATCGTCATCCACCGGCTCAACCATATGGACGACGGCGGCGTGCCAGCCTGGACAGGCGAGTTCGCCACCTACCTCGACCACGCAGCTCACGCGACCTTCGCAGAGACCGAGGAGCGTAAGGTGCACGACGGCACGGCGGCAGAGCAGGCAACCCTGCTTCGCGTGACCATCCAGCGCTACAAGTACCCGATGCATTCAGCCCTGCACACCCTGAAGCGCTGCCGCGCCAAGCAGGGAGAGCCGAAGCCGCACGAGATCGGGATCGCCCTGATCGCCACACGAGGCAGCCTGACGGCCTCGCAGGAGTGGCTGATGCGGAAGTACCCGCTGATGCTGCACCGCGACATCTGGCTTGAGGCAGCCGAGCGCACCTTGCACCTCCTGCACGAGCGGTACACCGAGACGCCGCGTGCTATCGTGCGCGGCAAGTCCGATAGCCAACTGAACGCTGAGGTGACCGATGCCCAAGCATCCAACCAAGCCTGACAAGTACGCCGCGCTGGAGGCGTATGTGGCGGCGTGCCTCCCTGCGCTGAACCTCAGCAACTGGAAGGTGACGATCCTGACCGATGTCGCACCTGAAGACAGATACGCCGACATTGAGCCGAACGACCAGGCACAGACCGCGAGCCTTCGTGTTGGCAACCTGTTCTGGGCGCAGAAGCCTGAGGAGCAGCGCCTGACCATCGTGCACGAGCTGATTCATCTGCACCTCTGCCGCCTCGATCAGACCGTAGATCGGCTTGAGCCGGTGCTCGGCTCGGCTGCGTGGGCACCGTGGGCCGCCGTCTACGAGGATGTTTACGAGCGCGCAACCGATGCGATGGCTGAGATCCTTGCACCGCAGGTGGACTTGCCAAACCTCTAACACAAGATGTGGCACAGATCTGATAAACGGATCGCAACCTGCTGTATAGTCGCGCACAAGGCGCGACGCACGACGCACGCGCTGGGCATCAAGACTCGGCAAGTGGAGTCGCCCTGAAATACAACTTGCCCGCGAGCCGTCTATCGGCTCGCCTATTGCGACATCGCGGGACAGGCGTCGGTTCACGCGGTTAGGCACTAGCGCCTCACGCTAGTCGGCGGCACGGCACCGTGAGATCACCTTGACGGAGGTTGACCCCGTGCTCAAACCTTGTTTGACTTGCGGGATTCCAACAAGGGCCACCCGCTGCGAGGCGCACACCCTGCCCAAGCTGGATCGCCCTGGGCGACCGAGCAGACAAGCGCGGGGATACGACGCAGCGTGGCAGCGACTGAGCAGCAAGATCCGCGCCGCTCGACCGTGGTGCGAGAACTGCGGGAGCAGCCAGATGCGCCTGACCGTTGACCACATCATTCCGCAATCACTTGGCGGCGACAACAGCGCGGGCAACCTGCGCGTTCTCTGCCTTGATTGCCACAATCGCTTCGGCGCAACCAAGAGGCGGCCCCGCATACTGGGGTAGGGTATTTATTCTGAGAGGCTGCGTATATAGCACCCGCGCGCCCCAGCCTGCGCGTGCGAGGGCGGGTTTCAGGCTTTAGATTAGTAACAAAAACAGATCGGAGTTGACGATGGGACAGCGTGGTCCAGCACCTCAGCCGACTCGGTTGAAGTTGCTGCGCGGTGAAACGCGCCCTAGCCGAGTCAACTATTCCGAGCCACTTCCGGCTCGCACAGACTTCAGCCCTCCAGCCGAACTGAACGCGGAGGCCCGCCAAGTTTGGAACGAGGTGGTCGAGGCGGTCGCCCATACGGGAATGTTGACTGCCGCAGACCTGCACACGCTTCGCCTCTATTGCGAGGCAGCGGTGCGCTATCGGGAGGCTGACCGACTCTATGCCGAGACTGGCCCTCTATCAAGGGGACAGGGTGGCGAGTTGGTAAAGAATCCTTTACATCAGATCGTCCGCGATAACGCGACGCTGATGCTCCAGCTCGCTGGCAAACTGGGCCTCACACCGGCTGCGAGAAGCGGCCTGACAGGAGACCTAGATGCCCAAGCGAACTCGGCGGCAGCCAAACTCGATGCCCTCATCTCGGCAGCCCGCAAACCCAAATAGCCAGGGCAGCCAGGTCTCGGACTTCATTGAGAACTTCTGCCGACTGACCAAAGGCGATGACGCTGGCAAGCAGATCACTCTGCGCCCGTGGCAGAAACAGATCCTCAACGACCTCTACGAGCTGGACGAGAACGGGCTACGGAAACACCGGCGCGCCCTCATCGGGCTGCCCCGTAAGAACTCCAAGTCACTCCTCGGGGCTGGCATCGCCCTCTTCGGCCTTGTCGTGGATGAGGTCGGAGCCGAGGTCTATGCCGTCGCAGGCGACCGCGCCCAGGCGCGGATCGTCTTCCGCGAGGCGGCTCGGATGGTAGAACTAGACCCGATCCTCTCGCAGCGCCTCCGCGTGATGCGCGATGTGATCGAGATGCCGTCAACCGGCTCGGTCTTCCGCGTCCTCTCAGCCGACGCCTCCCGCGCCGAGGGTCTCAACCCGAGCACGGTGGTCTTTGACGAGGTGCATATCCAGCCTGACGACAGGCTCTGGAACACGATGAACCTCGGCTCTGGTACACGAAAGCAGCCGTTGATCGTGGGCATCACGACGGCTGGCAGTCGCACGGATAGCCGTGGGCAGGACACCGTATGCTTCAAGCTCTGGCAATACGGGATGCGTCTCAAGGCAGGCGAGATCGCCGACCCCTCCTTCTTCTTCCGTTGGCACGGCGCTCCTGACGGAGCGAATCACCTTGACCCGAAGGTCTGGGCCGAAGCCAACCCCGCCTTCGGCGACTTCCTCCACCCGTCTGACTTTGAGTCGGCGGTGCTGAGCATCCCTGAGGCAGAGTTCCGCACCAAGCGAATGAACCAGTGGGTCACGGCGGCAACCGGCTGGCTACCAGGCGGCGCCTGGGATCGGCTCGCAGGCGAGCGCCAGATCCTTGATGGCGAGGAGATCGTCATCGGCTTTGACGGCTCGTTCAGCGGCGACTGCACGGCGATGGTCGGCTGCACGAAGGATGGCTTCATCCAGCCGCTCGCGCTCTGGGAGCGCCCGCTAGACGACCCGCATTGGCAGGTGCCGATGGATGAGGTCGAGGCGCGAATGTACGAGCTCTGCAAGAAATACCAAGTGCGCGAGATCAGCGCCGACCCCTACCGATGGGCAAGAACCCTGCAAAAGTGGGAGACGGACGGGTTGCCTGTCGTGCTCTACCCGCAGAGTCCAGCCCGAATGGTTCCCGCCTGTGCCGCCTTCTACGAGGCGGTCACGCAGGAGACCGTGAGCCACGGCGGTGACGCGGCGATGAGCCGCCACCTAGACAACTGCTCGGTCAAGATTGACCGCTTCGGCCCTCGTATCGTCAAGGAGCACCGAGGCTCCCCGCGAAAGATTGACCTCGCCGTGTGCGCGGTGATGGCGTATGATCGTGCCCGCTACCACGCACAAGCGCCGGCGGCACCTAAAGCAGCGGAGTTCATCACCCTATGAAATCAACCACCCTAGAGTTGTCGGGCATCGTCCTTGTCATCGCAGGTCTCTGGCTCATTGAGCCGCTGAGCCTGATCGCTGCAACGGGTGCCGTCCTTGTCGCTCTCGGCTATACCTGGAGGGACTAAATGAGCATCCTGCGTCGCGTCTTCACCTCATCCGAGCAGCGATCATTGACGCTGCAAAACCTTACGCCGCTTGCCTTTGACAAGGTGCCCTTCCTCGGCAACCGCGAGGTTGACCAGAAGGCGGCGCTTGGACTTACGGCGGCCTACGCCAGCATCAGGCTGCTGGCCGATGTGGTTAGTAGTTTTCCGCTGGACGCCTACCGCCGCGACAATGGCATCCGACGACCGTATCGTCCAGCGGGCGCGAAGCCGTCGTGGATGCTCACGCCGATCCCTGACGAGCCTACCTACACGATCAACCAACTCATCAGCGAGATCACGGTGTCTCTCTACACGGACGGCAACGCCTTCATCTACGCGCCGCGCGATGAGCGCGGTGAGGTGCTTGAAGTGCGCGCCATTGACCCGCGGCGCGTGGAGATCTACCGCGAAGGCCGCGAAATCAAATACAAGATTCATCAGGGGCAGAATCAGCCGACAGCGGTCTACGGTCAGGAGACGATCCTGCATATCCCGCTCATCGCGATGCCAGGCGAGCTGCGCGGCATCAACCCGATCCACCAACTCCGCGTCTCCCTCGCGCTCGGCTTGACGCTTGAGGACTACGCCAGTTCGTTCTTCCGCACTGGCTCAACGCCAACAGGCATCATCGAGGTGCCGACTGATCTGACCAAAGAGCAGGGCGAGCAACTGAAGGCGGGCTGGGCACGCCACCACAGCGGGCAGAATATTCACACGCCAGGCGTGCTCACGGGCGGCGCGACCTTCAAGGCGCTTACCTTCCGACCTGAAGACGCGCAGCTTCTTGCCTCACGCCAGTTCACGGTTGAGGAGATCGCCCGCATCTTCCGCATCCCGCCAAATCTCTTGCAGGTCACGACGCCAGGCGCGATGTCCTACAACAGCGTGGAGCAACAGAACCTCGCGTTCGTGCAATACACGCTGCGCCCGCTCGTGGAGATGATCGAGCGACCGCTAAGCACGCTGATCCTCTTGCCAGACGCCTTCGTCAAGTTCTCAATGGACTCCATCCTGCGCGGTACGACGAAGGATCGCTACGACACCTATCGCGTCGGCCTGCAAGAAGGTTGGCTCAATGTGAACGACATCCGAAAGTTTGAGGACTTCAGTCCGATTGACTCAGGGGATTCCTACCGAATGCCGCTCAACGAAGCCGATGCAGAGACCGCAATGCTGTCCACGAAGGTGGACATCGTGGCGAAACTCGTGCAGGCGGGCTTCCTGCCAGAGCAGGCGGCGCGCCTTGTCGGAATCAAGGTCGGGCACAGCGGCGCAGCGCCGGTCACCGTGCAGCAAATGAGCGCGCCAGACGACGAAAGCGAAAAGCGCGAGATTGTCCAGCCGATCATCAATGTCACCGTTCCGACGCCTGAGGCGCGTACGCGCCGAGTAGAGCGCGACGAGAGCGGCAATATCACCGCAATCGTAGAGGAGTAGACCGATGGCACTGACCCCAACAACACGCAACACGATGCTCGGCACGATCACGAGCAATGTCACGCACTTCAGCCTGCACACGGCTGACCCAGGCAGCGCTGGCACCGCAGAGGTCACAGGCTCGCCCTACACCCGCGAGGCGGCATCGTGGGCAGCGGCTTCAGGCGGCACCGCAGCGTCAAGCGCTGAGGTTGTCTTTGATGTGCCAGGCTCCACGACGATCACGCACATCGGCTATTGGTCAGCATCTACGGCAGGCACCTTCTACGGCAGCCGCTCGCTGGATGCATCGCAGACCTACGCCACGGCGGGAACCTACACGCTCAGCAGCGGGAACATCACCGAATCCCTGACCTAACCAATGGCGACGGGCCGTTGGCAACCAAGCGCCACGAAGGGCGTAATCTGGGACGCGTTTGACTGGGGGCTTGGGCCTGAGGAGGTCGGCAGCGTCGCTGGCGTCACAACCAGCGCAGGCTCAGCGAGCGGACGCGAGGGCGACCGAGGCGTCATCACCGGCATCACCACGAGCACGGCAAGCGTGCTCGGCGCGCTGGGTATCGCAGCCTCGATCAGCGGCGTCACAACAAGCACGGGCACGGCGCAGGGCACCAAGCCAGGCGCGGGATCGCGCCCAGGCTACTACCCGCAGCGCCCAGTGCCAGCCTTCAAGCCGCAGCCAATCGCCTTCAAGGGCGAGGTCTTCGCCTACACCTTTGGTCGCGGCGCAGCTCGCGGCGCTCAGGGCTTCGCGGGTCGCGCAATCAGCGCACCGCTCACGACCGAGGGTCGCGCCACACGCTCCGCGTGGGGCTACGCAGGGCGCATCAAGGCGGCGAGCCACACCAAAGAACTGCGGGTCAGGGGCTGGGGCCGCACACACGAAGAACGCCAGCGCGAGGAAGATACCCTCGTGCTCAACCTGAGGTGAACTGATGCCGTACTTCATCACCGATGAGAGCGAGCAGTGCAGCGGCTGGGCGGTCGTCAAGCAGGACGGCGAAGTGATGGGCTGCCACACCACCAAAGAGGACGCTATCTCTCAGATGGTCGCGATCTCGCAGGCTGAAGGCATTGAGCCAGGCGGCGAGCGCGCCTTGCCAGATAACTACCGACCCGCACTCGCTCCCGATGTGCCGGAAGGTCGCGCCTGCGGCAACTGCCTCTTCTACAACGAGGAAGATGTTCAGGGCGACAAGGCGTGGTGCGAGAAGTGGGATGCCTATGTCAGCGGTGCGTATTACTGCAACGCCTGGCAGCCCGCTGAAGGGAATGACGGCTACGGCTACGACGAAGAAGACTACCAAGACCGAGCCGATGCGCCAGCGCCACCCAAAGATCAGATCACAGGCAGCGACGAGAACAAGCCAGGCTCTGCCGGTGACAAGACGGGCGACATCGAGCTGACTGACGCGACGGAGACTGCGCTCCAGAACAAAGCCGACACACACAACGAGGAGATGAACAAGGCAGATCGCCCGAACTGGACGAGGGTGCGCGTCGGAGCGCTGCGCTCCGTGTACCGCCGAGGCTCTGGCGCATACTCAGCCAGCCATCGCCCAGGCATCGGACGAGCGCAATGGTCAATGGCGAGGGTCAACGCCTTCCTCTTCCTCGCACGCACAGGCGCGCCGAAGAACTCCGCGTATGTCGGCGACAACGATCTTCTTCACTCAGACCACCCGCGCTACCGCAACGAGGAGCGCGCGCCGATCAACCCAGACGGCTACAAGCCGACCGAGGCGATGCAGGCAGAGGCGAAGCGCGGCCTAGACTGGCGCGCTGAGTTCGGACGCGGCGGCACGCTCGTCGGCGTCGCTCGCGCACGCGACATCATCAACGGGCGGAACCTACCGTTTGACACGGTGATGCGAACGCGCTCGTTCTTTGCACGACACGAAGTAGACAAGCAAGGTCAAGGATTCAACCCCAGCGAAGACGGCTATCCGTCCGCTGGCAGGATCGCGTGGGCGCTTTGGGGCGGCGACGCGGGTAAGCGGTGGGCCGACAACATTGTCGAGAACGCCGAGCGTAAGGAGAAACCGAAGATGGCAATCGAGTACCGACAGTTCCAGACGGAGATCCGCGCGGAAGGCGAGGACGGGCACACCTTCACGGGTTATGCCGCCATCTTCAACTCCGAAGCCGAAGGGCTGAGCACGCGGGAGATCATCAAGCCAGGCGCGTTCAGTAAGAGCGTGGCTGCCGCCGAGCGTGGCGATTGGGAGGTCAAGGCGCTTCAGGATCACGATCCGAAGTACTTCCTCGGCTCAACCAAGACGGGCACGCTAGATCTTGAAGAGGATGATCGCGGCCTCAAGGTGCGCGTCTCCCTGAACCCAGAGGTGACCTTCGCCTCCGACCTCGCCGCAATGCTGCGCCGAGACGGTGCGGCGATGGGGATGTCCTTCGGGTTCTCCGTGCCAAACAAGGGCGATATGTACGACGACAATGGCGTTCGTGAGCTGCGGAACATCCGCTTGCACGAGGTCAGCCTCCTGACCGGCAACCAGCCAGCCTATCCAGCCACCATCGGCTTGGGCGCAGTCCGCTCGCTCTCTGAGCGCACCGAGATTGACGCCTCAACCCTGATGCGTGCCTTTGACTCACTCCTCGCGGGAGCACCCGATGCGGATTCAGCCGCAACGCTCGATCTCGCAATCCGCAAGGTCAGTCCTGATCTGCGGCCTGAACCTGAGACTACAACGGAGCCAGAGGCAGCCGATGATCGGCTCGTACCTCTCTCCGTTCGTGAGCGCCAGTTGGCACTTGCCAAGCTGGAACAGCAGATTCGCTAGGGCGCAGCACAAGGGCCTCACGGCACCACCGCTGGACGCACCACCGATGACGCAATCAACCCCAAACCAGA